AAAGAGCAAAAGGATGATCGAGGTCCACAGGATCTAGAGAGACAGATAGCTGAGTTAAAATTAAGACTGACGCAACTAACAGGCATTGAGAAAATGCATAAGGACATGAATGGTATGCTTAGGCAAGAAGTTTATGATCTTAAAATGAAAGTGCATGGTCAGGTTAAGTTAGAGACTCAGATTAATGGTCAGAAATCAATTATTGAAGAGCTGACTAAAGATAATCACAGACTTAGCAAAGAAATTGATGATCTTAATAAAAGGCTTAAAGCGTGAGGGTGCAAGACCTTCAACAATTTCTTAGTTCTTTTACTAAGGGATCAGACGCAATTAAGAATGCTGTTATATTAGTAGAAGTTAATGGCAAGCTGCATGATGTGAGACGTATGGAAGTTCATGAAAATTCTATTCCTATTGTAGGACAAAAGGGACATACAGCTCATAGATTAGTCTTGAAAACTGCCTCAGTATCATCATTTATACTGCCAGATAAGCTAGCTAAAGATTACTAAGTAACTCTAAAAAAGTTATGGGTCCAGAAAGAAAATTGTACCAAGATTTCAGAAAGAAATCTCCTCAACTTATATTAAATAGAATAGAAAACTTAAGCCTTATTGGTATGCCTGATGTGTTGGGATACAATAAAAATAATCATTTCTTTACAATCGAATTCAAAGTTACTAGAGGGAAAAAAATCCGATTTTCACCACACCAAATTGCATGGCATAAGACACATCCTGAGAATACCTTCATCATAGTTCGGACCCTTGGTCCGAGGTCCGAGAAACCTTTTTCGGACTGCTTGTACCCTGGATCACGTATCACGGAGCTTGTTGCTTGTGGCTTGTCGCTTGAGGCTACCCGCTTGGGGCTTGAACCTTGTTCCGAGTTCCTTGGTTCGCTTGGTGCTTGACGCTTGGTGCTTGTGGCTTCTTGCTTGAAGCTCGGTTCACGAACCTCTCACTATTCTCTGCGTTTAAATTGTCCGCTGAACCGGTTGCCCGGTCCAGGGATCTTCCACTAACAGGAATTTTTTTGCGCTCCTCGCGAAGCTTTCTATAATAACTAGGATGATGCCAGGTCATCTTCATCTATATCAAATTTTCTAAAATCAAAGTGTTCTTGAAAATCTTTTAAACTCCAATTTTCCATAGATTTCATATATTCATCGTTTTGTTTTTTAGCTTGCTCCCAAGTTATTGGTTTCCCACTTTGTTCTGCGGAATAGTGAAAATCCTCTGTATAATCAAAGGCGCTCGCATACTCTAAAAACATTTTTTTATTGTATTTCATGCATCTCCTCTAGATAATCATCGAGGCCAATATTGTCGATGAAGCCCCAACTAAATTTATCGCAGCCCCAATAACCGTCCACGGTATTGGTCTGAAGGTTCACCCAAATATTCGGGCCGCCTCCGGCAACCATTAGCCGCGCAGCTTTATAGCTGTGGTCCCGGTGCGTGATCCATTCTATGTCGTAGACGTCCTGCATAAATTCGTGGTAAAATTCCTTGCTGATCTTCGGGTTGCTAATATCGTCCGCAATGTTCTTGCACATCCTGCGAAGCTGCTCTTCGCATGTCTCTCTTTTCTTTTCACCTTTTATCAGTGGTGCTTGTAGTGTCATGTTCTTTCTCCTTTGTTAGTTTTCTCCATCCTATAATATCCTTCGACTCTTGTCAAGCCGCTTGATGCTTGTCGCTTGATGCTTGTCGCTTGTAGCTTGTTGCTTCTCGCTCGCTCCGGGATCCTTGGACCGTGGTGCGTGGCGCCTGGAGCTTGCAGCCCGGGCCATCCTTTCTTTATTCATTTGCGCGAAGCTTTTATGTTGCATTCTTTTATATTCCCAGCTTATTTAATTTTTTATCAACTTCTTTAAATGTATTTGTCTTTTCCCAGACATCAGCATAATCAACCATAAGGATTTGAATTGCTTCTTTGTAATCTTCAATTGTTGGTTCTATCTTTTTCTTTTTCTTTTTTTTCATATTTCTCCTTTATCATTCAATTGCGGCAAGCTTGTGGCCGGGCCGCTTGTTACTTCAGTTCTTTAGCCAACGCCATCACGCGTTGTAACAGGATTACTGTATCGCCTTGGCCAAGGCCTACAAGCCGAAGCTTGTAGGTTTCAAGGTTGCTAGCGTACTTGTCTACCTTTAAGGCTTACTTAATCTTTAACCTTGACCCCAGGTCCTACTACCAGTTTGCAAACTGTATCGTACACAAATAGTAGGACCAGGGCTCAAGTTTGGCCAAGATCGCCCGTGACTAGCTACCACTATTTCAGATAGACATTGCAATGGGCACCTCACTTGACCCCAGATCCCCGTACGATACCACCATCAATGGTGTATGGCTTGACCCCTATTTATTCGGGGGATCAGGGCTCAAGTTTGGCCAAGATAGAATAATGCAGACGAGCTGTTCCCGATCGGACTTGCTCCTGTTTCGACTAGCTTGACCCCAGATCCATTGACAGTAATACCAATTCCGGTTGCCAATGGATCAGGGCTCAAGTTTTATTCTTCGCTCGTTCCACAATCTATGCAGTTGCTATCATCAGCCCACTCATCATTATGAGGTGTGCAACCACAAGACATACAAAAAATTGTTTTCATATTGTTAATATATACCTTGACTTATATGTTGTCAAGGGATAATGTAGGATAATTATAAACACTAACAAGAAAGATATAATATGAGCAATATGCCAAAGTATAAAGTGGAACATTATGAGAGCAAAATAAGACGCCACTTTAACCCTCTAATTGAGGAACAAGAACTTTTAGTCAAGCAGTTTAAAACTGACGCAACTAAAAGAATAGTTGGTAAGTTAGCCAAGAAAATGGGCGCTGATAAAATATTAGACGCATTTAAAAAGGCAGAAGAACAGATGAAGAAAGCAAGACAAGACGCAAAGACTTTCTTTACTAAAAAAGCCAAGCAAGATGAAAAGAAAACTCTTAATTACAATATGAAAGATGAAGATATATCTCTCAAAGATTGTGAAGAACAATTAAGAGATTGGGCGAAGTCGCTTGTAGATAGAGAACTGAGACGAAGACCTGAAGGTGAACAACTAGCACAACTAGAAGCTGTAAAACAAAGAGCTATGGATATCGTCTATGAAAATGGTGATGACCTAGCTATTGCTAAAGCATTAGATAGTTGCACGAAGAAGATAGGTATAACTTGGGTCGTGGATACATCTAAAATAAAACAAATAAGTGCTTAATTATAGGCATTGACATTATAAGGGATATCCTATAATATCCCTTATATGACAGACACAAATACAGGATCAACAATTCGGTTCACTAACGACGAACAGCGTAAAGTCTTTCAATTAAAAATGGCTTTAGGTGTTTTAGAAAGTGAAGTAATTAATACTATGGGTATTAGATTCTACAGAGGATCAATAATCAATGTATTAAAAAGATATTTTCCTGATCTTCCTAGAACTAAAAGATCAGCTTACAAGTATCTTAAACAAAAAGGGTTTTATCCTTTAAGATAAGACTTGACATTATAGGGAGTATCCTATATACTCCCTATATTATTAACACTAACAAGAAAGATATAAAATGGACACAGTAGATAAGTTAATCAACTCAACAAAGCGTCTAGCTTTGCAAGAGATGTTAAATAAAATTCAAGAAGAAATAGATAAATTAGAAAGAGAAAGAGAGGATTCAGATGAAGACAAAATACCCTTCTAATTTTTATATAACTTACTTTGCCAAAAAACACGGCACAAAGATAACAAGAAAAGGTCGATATGATAAACCTGATGGTACACCAAGTTTGAAAGGTTCATACATATCTAAAAAAGGTGAACTAGTTTTAAACTATTGGGACTTGGACGCTGATGGTTGGCGAAATGCAACAGGGCTTATGGACATAAAGACAATATGATTGAACTAATATTAATCGTGGCGATAGTAGGTGCTATCGCCATAGCATACTTCGGAATTAAGGGGACATGATGGAACTATGGGAAATGGTCATGGGCTTTGGGTTAGGTCTAATTATAATCTGGTACTACACTTGACAGAAGGTTAATAGTAGGATAGTATAGGACTATGATAAACACTAACAAGAAAGACACAATGGAAAAAAACAAAGATCCTTTCGGTTTTAACAAGGCAATTAATTGGGACAAGTTAAATGATCCGAAAGTTTTAAAAGAACTAGAAAAAATGTTCAATGAAGAAGAAGACGAGGAGGAAACAAATGGACAATAACGATTACACAAGACGCAACAGATTCAGCGGTGAATCTATTGAACTAACAAAAGAGGAAGCGGAAAAACATGATAAGATATTTTATCATGAAGCTCTCGCTACTCTTGAAGATAAAGAACTAGGCACAGGTGGAAGTAAGCATTGGCAAACAATGCGTGACCTATTACATTGGTTTCGTGAGAATAATGCGAAGGCTTACATGGTATTGCTAGATTAAATCGCATACCATATTCTATAGGATAGTCAACAGACTCCTTGTCCAAAATGGGTCGCCCCTTCGGGGGCTATCCATCAACCATAGGTTGTGCGCCGCGCTCCGCGCGCCTCACGCTCCCCGCTCCGCGGGTCGCGCTTCGTTTACCCCGGACCACGAATCAAAGTAGGACCCAGATTGGATCTGGTGCTTGAAACCTTCGGGCCCACCCACCCCCTTTAAATTTAAAAGGGGTCCCACTGCTTTTCCCTTTAAGCCTTGATTGAGACAGCTTTAGGTGTTAAAAACATTTTGAAATAGGTACCATGGACTTAGATAAGGTAAATATAGAAAAATTGCCTGCAGATGTCAGAAGAACCTTTAAAAGACTTCGTTTACTCCATGCACAAAAAAAGATACAGAGCAAAGCTAAGAATGACTTTCTATCTTTTGTTAAGTGTGTATGGCCTGAATTCATTGAAGGGTCCCATCACAGGCACATTGCAGAAAAATTTAATAAATTAGCTACAGGCGAGTTAAAAAGATTAATTGTGAATATGCCACCTAGGCATACAAAATCTGAATTTGCGTCTTACCTCCTGCCTGCATGGATGGTAGGTCGAAGACCAAAATTAAAAATTATTCAAGCTACCCACACAGGAGAACTTGCAATTAGATTCGGAAGGAAAGCAAAACATTTAATTGACTCCCCTGAATATCAAAAAATTTTTGAAACAACTTTACAAGAAGACTCTAAAGCTGCGGGACGTTGGGAAA